CCGGCCGAGTCATCGACCGAGCACACTGACCATCCGAGCCCTGACTGCTTGGCCATGGTTGGTTATCCCTTCTGTTGCAGGTCGACGATGCGGCCCTGGTTTTCGGTCATGTCCTCAACCCAGTCCGCTGGGCGGGTGTGTTGCCGCGTCCGGCCGGTCGGGTTCCCACGGTGATCTCCGTCGCGGACGAGGTAGATCTCCGGGCGAGTGCGGTGCTCCTCGAAGCAGCGCTGGTGGGCCTCGAAGCGGAACACGGTCAGCCCGGCGTCCGTCTTCATCTCGCGGAACGTGCGCCGGGACTGGCCCCGGATGTACGCGGCCTGCTGCTGTCCGAGCTCGGTCCGCTCGTCGATGACGGAGTCCCAGCCGTTCAGCCAGGCCGGGCAGGCGACCTGCTCGCACGCGGCGACCACGGCGGCGTCCCGGGGCGCGGTAATGCTGTACGTCTGATAGGCGCCGACTGGCATCGCCGGGTCGATTCGGTTCACCATCTGCATCACAGGCCCCCTAGAAGACAGTCGAGACGTCGTTACGGACGGCGGCCACCGCGAAGGTCAGCGAGGTGAACCCGCCAGTCGTCGTCGTCACGGCGCGGAGGTAGCGGCGGATCGTCGCCCCCGAAGCAGTAGCAATCCGCTGCGTCCCGGGCCCCGCGGTCACCGCGGTGAAGGAGAACCCCGCGACGTCGGCGAACGTGACGTTGTCCGCGGAGTCCTGGACCTTGATCGTCACATCGGTCCCGGTGAACGCGAACACCTGCAAGTACGCCTGCGCCCCGAACAGGCCCTGCCCGTTGAACAGCGGCGGGCTGCCAAGACCGAAGTCCACGCCCGTGCCGTTCGTCGCGGCGACGTCGACCCGCTTGCCCGCGGTGAGGAGGTAGCCCCACTCCACGCCGAACCCGTTGGCCTGCATGGACACCGCGAACGGGAAGCTCCCGTCCTGGCCGCGCTGCCCGTCGTAGTTGGGCTGCTTGCCGATGATGTTCGCGGCTGGGCTGCCGAGCGTCGTCCCGCGGCAGTACATGCTGTGCACGTCCGTCGTCGGGAGCGCTGACAGCACCGGGTGGGACAGCGTCGGGTTGAACCACGACGAGGCCTCCAGGCGGCCGTCACGCGCGCCGCCGATCCGCTCCATCGCGCCCTTGTCGATACCAGTCGTCGTGAGCGCTGCGGGTCCGCCGCCGACGTTGCCGATCGCGGTGAAGTCACCGCTGAGGTCGTTGCCCCCGATGTAGAGCGCGTCCCCAAGGCCGCCTGTTTTGGCCACCTATGCCACCTCATTCCAGAGATCATTGACGACGACAGGCAGCGCGATCGTCAGTACGCGGTACAGGGCCCCGTCCTGCTGCAAATAGCCGGCGCGGACGTCCAGCGACTGGCCGTACGTCCCGAACACGTCCACGTCGCGGACGAGGCCGCCGAGGGTGAAGTCGCCGCAGTACGCGCCGCACAGGTCATCGACCGCGGCGAGCATGTCGGGGTCGATTGCGTCCGACGGCAGGCTCATGGCGCTCGCGTAGATCCGCACGTTGTACACGAGGACCGCCGACACCGTGTTCAGGCCGGACGCAGCGCCCTGCGGGGTGAGACGGTCCACCCACACCGCAGCCGTCAGACCGCCCGTGGACGGCGGGTTCTGCGGCTCCGACCCGTTGACCTGCTCGAACCGGCCGGACGCCATGGCGTGGGAGACGATCGCGTCCGTGATCCCGAGGACGTCCATCACATCCTCCCCACGTACTGCCGCAGCAGGCGTTCAGCAATGCCCTGCTTCCGCTCCCGCAGACGCAGCCGTGCGCGAATCCAATGCGGGTAGCCCCGGAACCGGGTCGCCGGAAAGTTCCTGCTGCCGACACCGGCCAGCCACGGCCCGTAGACGACACCGCCGTCCGTGACGATGTGCTCTCGCTCCACGGTGATACGGGACTCGTAGTAGCCCGTGGGGTGCTGGAGTACCTTGCCGAGCTCCTCGCGGACGATGATCACGCCCTCTTCGGCGATCTTCCGTTCCAGCCGGTTGACGTAGGCGTTGGCCACCCGGCGGGCCCGCCCGTCAAAGAGGGGGCCCCGCGTGCTGACGTCGATGCTGATCGGGTCGCCCATGGCTACACCGCCCTCGTCCGGGCTTTGCGGCCGCACGCGCTGTAGGCCGCGTCACGGCGGTCCTGCAACGCGCCTTGGTCGCGGTTGCGTTCGCTGGACCCGCTCGCCGACCGGGCCGTCTTGGAGTAGCCGGACGACTCTGCGGTCAGCGAGGCGATCGCCTCGGCGATGGCCAACTGCCGTACCGGGCCGGGCGGCTCCCACCGATACACAGGGGCCGCGCTCGCGTGGATGTCCGCGGTCGTGCCGAGGACCCCACGGGCCACGGTGAGGGTCCGCGGGGCGTAGACGGTGGCGCCGGCAGTGTGCGCGGCAAGGACCGTTCCGTCCCAGCCGCGACGCACGATCAGCTGGTTGCCTGCGATGTCGGTGATGAGCATCTTCTCGGCGTCGATGAGGAGCACCTCGTCGACCGCGAACAGGGTGCCGTTGCTTACGGGGACGGTGACGTTGTTGGCCTGCGCGGTCATCCCGGGCGCGCCGAGGGTCTGTCCGGTGGTGAGCATGCTGCGCCCGGTGACGGTCATCCGCTCGGAGTCGACGCGCAGGATCGAGCCGACACCGACGGCGGCCGAGGTGGGCCCGTCGACGTCGATGCCCGTCTCGGTCCCATCGAGGGCCTCAGCGAGCGCACCCACCTGGGTTTCGGTGTTGCGGTAGCCCCACAGCCCGGTGACCTGAATGTCACGCTGGTACGTCGGGCCGCCGCCGAACGCCGCAGGCGAGGAGATCTTCACCTCGATGCGGTTGAACGGGGGCCCGTCATTGACCGGTTCGAGGTTGTACTCGTCCGAGGTGATGACCCGGCCGCCCGAGGAAAGCGTGGCCACGGAGATCAGCTCTTGGTCGTTGAGGCGGCAGATCCATGGGGTCATGCCGGCGCGCGGCGGCCAGTCGAAGAAGCGAGTCGCCTGCACGGGGAAGAACTTGCGGTGGCACAGGTTTTCGACGTCGCGGGAGGCGGTCTCCAGGGCGCGGGCGATCTGCATGTTGTTGCGGGCGGTGGTCTTGGAGTCGAGGGCCCGCTGTACGTCTTCCCTGGTGGCGTACCAGATGCCGTCGGGGTTCGTGTTGGTGTCGAGTGAGCTACCCACGTGCCCTCGCCTCCTTCCTGTCTTGTACGTGCGGGATGGGGGTTACTTGCCGTCAGCGGAGTTGGTCTCCGACGTAGCTTCCGTCTGGTCGCCATCCGTCCCACGCGCAGTACGGCTTCCCGTCCGGCCCTTCGCGGAGCGGCTCGCCGTCTTGGGGGCAGGCGATGGGTCCGGCGTCTCGCTCTGCTCGGGCGAGCTCGACGGCTTCTCGGGTGATGTCGAGGAGCTGCTGCCAGCTGATACGACCTCACCGCCCTCCTGCTCGTCGGCAAACGCGTCCGACGCGCCGCCGTGCACGGTCACCTTCGCCATGTCCTGTTCCTCCTCCGGAGGTTGAGTCGCTTCGTTGACACGCACGGTCGACCCGCACTGGGGGCACTTCGGCGCGCCCACCGAGTACGCGGTGGTGCATTCCGCGCAGTGCCACAGGGCCATGTCAGGCCCCCGTGGCGGGCAGGTTCGCCGGGGCGCGCTGCGCCAGCAGGTCGCGGGTGATCGCGGTGACCGTGCCCGCGCCCGTGCTGGTGAGCTTCACGTACTTGTAGGTGTCCGAGAGCGACGTGCCCTCGACCTCGACGACAGCCGCGTTCTGCGTCGCCGCAGCAGCGGTCACCATCGTGGCCGCAGCCGCCTGAGTCCGCCGGGTCCACGCGTCCGACGCGTTCCCGGTGTTCGTGTGGTACTCGGTGATGATCGCGAGGTTCTGCGCGCCGGTGCCCGCGGAGTCCTTCGCCTCCTGGAGCGTGTACGTGTCGCCGACCGCGCCCGTGAGGAAGCAGGAGAAGGTGACGCCAGCCGCGGCGCCCTTCAGAGCGATCCACACGCCGTCGGCGGCGGGGGTGACGTTGACCAGACGGCCAAGGGCCTTCTGCGACATGGGGTGTTCCTTTCGTCTGCGGGGCGGGTCCGGGGCGACACTGCCGGCCCGGTGGTGGCCGCCGCCGGGGCGTTACTGCCGACGGCGGCCAAGGGGGTTAGAGGAGCTCGACGAACGGGGAGAGCGTGCTGGTGGAGCCGTTGGCGGGGGTGATCGCGGACTGGATCCACGGGCGGCCGTCGACGCGCTGGATGATCCTGAACGTGGTTTTGTCGTTGCCGAACTGGTAGTCGGTGCTGGAGTCGGCGGTCATGACCTGACGGTCGCCCACCAAGTAGTACGAGAGGTCGACGAACGCGAGGTCACCGCGGGAGCCGAGGATGCCGCCCTTCTCGGTGATGATCAGCGGGCGGCCGAAGATGCTCATCGGCATGCCCGCCGCAGCGTTCACCACGAAGACCGAGTTACCGCCGGTGCCGACGGTGAGGGACAGCTGGAGCAGCTGCGGCAGCGCGTCCGGGGAGCACATCCACACGGCGTTGCCGAGCGACGAGGGCAGCATGCGGGCGTACATCGCGACGACGTCCGGGTACTGAATCTTGCTGCCGGTGGTGCGGGTCACCGTGACGGCGGCCGGGTTGCCGGCGCCGCGGAAGCCGAGGGGCTCGCCGGTACCCGACCCGGTCTGGAACTTGTTGTCTTCCTCGAACGCGAGGGCGGTCGGCCACAGCGTCTCGATCAGCGCGGAGAAGGAGACGATGCTGTCCTGGAGCAGCTCGTTCGGGACGGCGCTGAGGCCGGTGAGCTTCTTCGCGTCGAGTTCGACGCGGCCGAACTTGGGGTTGGAGTCCTGGAGCGCTGCGCCTTCCTCACCCCAGTAGGCGACCATCCCGCCGAACACGGAGCCCGCGTTCGTGGTGGTGTCGATCATCGGGAACGGAACCCGAGCCGACTCCATCGGAACCACGGTGGCGAGCGGGCGGACCGCGGCCTTCTCCAGCGCGAGCTGAAGCAGCTGCGAACGGAGCGTCTCAGGGACGAGGAAACCACCGTCCGCCGGGCTGACGCTGGACGCGGCGTTGCGGAGCGCACCGAGCTTCTCGGCGTCCGCCCGCGGGTTCTTGTGCCAGATGTTCTGCACGTACTCGATGGCGTTCGCGAAGTGCTTGTCCACCGCCGCGCCCGGGGCCGCAGCGTTGTGCGCGGTGCCCTGCCGGTGCGACGTGAGCATCCCGCCGCGCTTGGCCTGCGGGTCCAGATCGAGAC